TATGGATATGGTCAATTAAGTATGGCTGACAAAGCTGCTGTTAGAGCTGCGATGTTTAAAGATAACATAGACTTTGACATACCAGAACATATACAAGACAGAATGATGAACCATATGTATTTTGGGCCTTATAAAACAGGTAAGGGTGTAGTAGGTACTAATGTTACAGGATTTGTAGGAGAACAACTTAAAGTACCAGCATTACTAAAACCTATTGACCCTGCTAAAACTACTATAGATATTAAAAATCCAAAAGGCATACAAAATCAAGCGTACGAAGCTCATGGAGGACATACTAGAGGGCCAGCTAAACTTAATAGATTATTTAATGCAAATGGCAGGTCTAAACTAGCTGTTGTTATTTCTAAATTAGATAAAGATGGCAACGATAAATTTGCTGGTAAGAAAAATTCTATAGACAACAAAACTAATATTAGAAGAGAAGCAAAAAATATTAAAGATGTTGATAATATAATAGCTAATGCAACACCTGAACAAATGAAAAAGGCTCTTGCAACTTCTTGGGGAACTAAAGAAGGTTCTGATATAGGTATTGTTTTTAAAGTAGATGAAAAAAATCCAAATACTATTTACTTTCAAGATGTTTACAAATCTGGATCAAAAGAATCAGGTGGTGTAAATGCTATGATTGCTGTAGATTTAGATAGTAAAAAAGTTTATAACATGGTAACAGATAAACATGACATGCTTGCAAATTTTAAACCTTTTGGTGTAGGGTCAACTGACAGGATTACTGGCACAGTCCCAACAATGCGAAGTTTTGCAAACATAAAAGAAAAAGGTGGTCATGTTGGTAGAGACTTTAAAGAAGAAGCTAGACTTTCTTTAAAACAACTTGATGAATATCAACTAGACATTCCAGAGTCAGGTATTTTATCTGTGCCTACTTACGATGCAGTAACTGGTCTTATACCTACAGGAAGAAAACAAAGAAAAATAGTAGGTAGTAAAAAAATAAATAGAAACACTTTAGAAAGAATAGCTAACGCTAAAAATATAGAAGAAATATTAAACAAAGACGGAGAATTAGCTGGTTATAAAGTAGATGGTAAAAAAATGAGCAAGGCTGAATTAGATAGTGGTGTAAATGTAAACGCTTCTATTATACAACACTACGCAGGTAAAGCAACTGCAAAAGATTATGGAGATTTTGCTAGAAGAATAGGTCAACTTTATTTAGTATCAGGAGAATCTGCAACTGTAGAAGAAGCAAGACAAGGGAGAGTCCTTAATGCGTTAAGGAAAGGAGTACAATAATGTTTGGATTACCAGTAGAAGCAATATCAATGTTAGGCTCTACCGCCTTAGGTGGGGTTATGAAGATGTGGTCACAGTCTCAAGCAGACAAAGCAGAGCAACACAAGATGATGCTACAAGCTAACCAGCAAGTTCAGGAAAGTGTAGACAGCGCAAGAGCGTACCAGAATCCTAACGCTGCTTGGATACGTAGGTTCATTGTGGTTACTGCAATGTTAGCTGGCATCGGTATTGTTTTTATGGCTCCTCTTTTAAATCAAGTTACCAACATACCAGTAGAAGTTACACACGGTAGTAAGTTCTTATTTGGTATCTTTGACAGTACCCACACTGTTACAGAGTATCTTACCCTAGAAGGTTGGGTAACTCCAGAGTGGTTGCCAGTATCTATAATGAACATCATAGGTTTCTACTTCGGTAGTGCTGCAATGACAAGGAACAAGTAATGGCTAAAAAGAAAAAAACTAAATCTAAAGTAAACGAAGCAGGTAACTACACCAAACCTGCTATGCGTAAGCGATTATTTAATAAAATTAAAGCAGGTACAAAGGGCGGTAAAGCAGGTCAATGGTCTGGAAGAAAAGCTCAAATGCTTGCTAAACAATACAAAGCTGCTGGAGGAGGATACAAATGAAAGTTAAAGCACCTGCTGGGTATCATTGGATGAAACAAAAAGATGGTTCTCAAAAGTTAATGAAGCACAAAGGTAAGTTTGTAGCGCACAAAGGAGCGTCTCTTACAGCTAACTTTGCAGTTCAAAAAACTCACAAAACATAATGGCACTCAAGAAATCTCAGAAGTCACTCAAGAAGTGGTCTAAACAAAAGTGGCGTACTAAGTCTGGTAAGAAATCTTCAGAGACAGGAGAGCGTTACCTGCCTACAAAAGCCATCAAAGCTTTGTCGAGTAAAGAGTATGCTGCAACTAGTAAAAAGAAACGTGAAGATACTAAGAAAGGTAAGCAACACAGTAAGCAGCCTAAGAAGATAGCCAAGAAAACTAGGAGGTATCGTAAGAAATGATGCGAGAAGAATACAAGAAGGGTGGTAAAGCTAAAGACTCGCGTTTAAAAAGAGCAGGTGTTAGTGGATACAACAAGCCTAAACGAACTCCTAAGCATCCAACTAAGTCGCACGTAGTTGTAGCTAAGCAAGGTGATAAGGTTAAGACTATACGCTTTGGTCAGCAGGGAGTTAAGACTGCTGGTAAACCTAAAGCTGGTGAGTCGCGTACACAGAAAATGAGACGTAAATCATTTAAGGCTCGGCATGGTAAAAACATTGCTAAGGGTAAAATGAGTGCAGCTTATTGGGCAAACAAAGTGAAATGGTAATGGGTTTAATTCAAGTAACATTTGTAATTTTTCTTGTGGTAATACTTAGAGAGGTTATTAAAGACAGAACAAAATGAACGATGTATTTACACTAATAGCTGAGGTAGGGTTTCCCATTGCAATGTCACTTATAGGTGGCTTTTTTATTTTTCTTACCATAAAGTACATACTGCAGTCTGTTATCGGTGAAGTAAATGCAATACATAATATTGTGTTTAATCTTGACAACAGAGTTAAAACAATGAATCACGATATGGTGAGAATAGATTGTACTATGTGTACAGTTCTAGGTATTCGACCAGACTTGGATAGAATATCTAGAGCTAATGGAAAAGAAGATGCGAGGAGAGACTAATGAACGTAGCACAGATTGTTGGGGAGTATGGTTTTCCTATTGTGGCTACGGTAGGTTTGCTGTACATGATTTACTTCATATGGGAGTTTATAACCAAACAAATAAAAGCCAAGCTAGGAGAGACAATGGGAACTCTAGTCGGCTTGATAGACCGCATAAGGATGTTGGACAATGACATTATACGACTACAACAAAAACTAGATACGGTTATAGAGTTACGTGAAGTTGAAAGCAAAAACAACAATGAAACTACTACTTAGCATTGCATGTAGTTTATTTTTAAATACCATTTCTGCTGATGAGATGTTATTTAAATTTAAGAGTCCTAGTTTTTCTGGTAACGGTACGTCAGCGCACTACCTTACTATAGAAAACCAAGAACACAGTCGTGACGAAAAGATTAAAGAGGAGATCCAAGCGTATAAAGAAGAACTAGTACGTGACCAAAATAACACAACGCTTGCTAGGTTTATTCGTAACTTAGAAAGTCGAATATATGCAGAGTTATCTAGGCAGCTAGTAGACAATATGTTTGGAGAAACTAAATCAGAAAGCGGAAGCTTTACATTAGAAGGTAATAAGGTGGATTATAGTACAGATGGAAGTTTTGTCTCACTTAAAATTACAGACACCGAAGGCGGTCAAACTACTATTACTGTTCCTATTGGTAGCTTTACTTTCTAGCTGTGCAAATACAGGGGGTATGCGAGGACACATATCTCCTAAAATAGAACAACCAGTTATACGAAAGCTTCTTATAAAAGAACTTGCAAGAGTAGACGCACCAACTAAAAAACCCGTAGTTGCGGTGTATGCAGGAGCTTTCTTAGATGACACAGGGCAGAGAAGAAGCAACGGGGAGTATGCAAGCTTCAGTACTGCCGTAACTCAAAGACCTGTAGCGTATCTTATACGAGCGTTACACCACGCAGGTTCTGAAAAACGTGGGTTCTTCGATGTAGTCGATAGAGTAGGGCTAGAGCATCTTGCAAAGGAAAGGCAGCTTATCAGGTCAGCTAGAGCAGACTTTGATGAGAAACAAAAGTTAAAGCCTTTACTTTTTGCAGGGTTGCTTATGGAGGGAAGTGTCGTAGGTTACGAGAGTAATGTGCTTTCTGGAGGTTCTGGAGCAAGGTACTTAGGTATCGGAGCTTCTAGAAAATACAGACAAGATATTATTACTGTATCATTAAGAACAGTTTCTGTACTTACTGGTAGGGTACTAATAGAAACTTTAGTAACTAAGAGTGTCCTAAGTGTAGGATACAACCAAGATGTTTTTAAATTTGTAGCTCAAGGAACTGAACTAATAGAAATTGAAAATGGTTCGGTGCAGAATGAATCAATAAACATTGCCCTTCAAGCAGCAATAGAGACAGCAGTACTACAAACTATTAACGAAGGGGTAAGCAAGAAATACTGGGAGATAAAAAATGATTAAAGCGTTTATATTATTTTTCTCTGTTATGCATTGTGTTTTAGCTGACAACGAAATATGGATAGACCAATCAGGTGCTACGGCGAATATCGATTTGGAACAACAAGG